TCTTTCTTGAATGGGTGGCTGACCGTCTGTGCATGAAACACGGTGATGACCCAGACGTGGACTTTGTGCAGGCGTTGCGCCGGTACGCCAGAGAACTGCACACAATAGGTGTACATCTTGAAACTGACTAGTCTGTTGGCAGAGCTGCCCAAATTGAGGCCCGACGAGCTAGCCACGGTAAAGGCTGCGGCAGAGCATTTGCTGGGGGCTCAGCATGAGGCACCAGACAGCACAACACCGTTGTATGACGCCCTTACCAGCCTGCTTGGCAACCAGATGCCATATGGCCGATTCAAGCTCAGCGCTTCATGGCGTATGTGGGCTAGGAACGCACCCACGGTGGTAACCTTCATAGATAAAAACTTTCCAAAGGCCACAAAAGTAGCCAGGCTCGCCCTGATGAAATTCATAGTTGAGACGCTTATAGCTGAGATGCGTGAACGCAAGATACCGGTAACGGTTGGATCAGTAACAAACAACTTGACCCGCTGCCCTGAAGTTTTCGAAATGGCCTTCCCAGATTACATAGAAAGTGGACTACAACATTTGGTGCTCAAAGCAATGGAGAAGAAAAAATGAAGGTCAATGACAATTACGTGCCAATAACGGGGGTCCATCTCTATAAAACTGGAGACCACACGGTGGTGGCTGTAGAAATCGGTGGTACGTGGATTGAAGTAATTCGCGAACGAAGTGATGGTGCATTTTCTCATATAGTTGAAACAAACGGAATGTATACCTGCTACTACAGTAGTCCAAAATGACTTACATACCAACAGGCACCACACTTACGGACTATGAACGTGAGGCGCTGGTCATATTGATGGAGGAATGTGCTGAGGTCATTCAGGCAGCAAGTAAACTAATCAGGTTTGGTAAAGAAAATAGACCTGATAACGGCATCTCAAATACAGAGACGCTTTCACTCGAGGCAGGCGATCTCAGGTATATGCTCACAGTTATTAGGGATTTGGAATTGACAGACGAGGAAACTGAGATAAAAGGCCAACAGCGCAAGCATGATAGAATCCGCTGGTACATGCAGTCCAAGCGGTGAAGCATGCTGTTAGGGTCTTTGCAAGAAAATCTGCTCACGCTGCTTGTGTGGGACAAAACACATTCTCCTGTCATCAGGGGGGTTTTAGCCCCTGAATTGTGGGGCGGTCCGTACCGCGTCATAGTAACTCGTGTCTATGATTATTTAGATAAATTCAAGCGGCCACCTGAAGATCATCTTCCTGATCTGCTCTCAGATAAGCTTGAGGGCATCAACAAACGTGAGGCATCACTCTATGCGGACATCTGTGAAAGCATTTATTCTACGAAAAATGGTATCAACTCTGCATACGCAATGTCCCAGCTTGAAACCTTTGTCAAGCGCCAGTCATTACGCTCTGTGGCTATTGATCTCGCTAAGGCGTTGCAGAGGGACACAGAGGAAGGGCTGGAACAAGCTGAAGCCCTGATAGCTGGCGCTACCCATCAAAGCCTGAGTGTCTTTGATCCAGGCACCCGCCTCAGCGACAAAACACGTGCCCTCAGATTCCTTGACATTGAGAATAATTCGTTCCCTACAGGCATCCCCGAATTGGATCGGAGAGGCTTCGGCCCAACCCGCAAAGAGCTATGGCTTGGCATTGGCAATTCAGGCGCTGGTAAATCATGGATGTTGATGCAATTGGCTAAGATGTCTTTACTGCATAGAGTGAAAGTTTGCCACGTAACGCTGGAGATGTCTGAAGAACGCTGTACACAGCGGTATTTTCAGGCATTGTGGGCCATATCAAAACGCTCTGAAAGCTTTCAGACCACCAAGTTTCAGAAGGACAAATTGGGGCGCATCACTGGCTTTGACGATATCAGGATCAAACCAAAACTCAGCTATGATGATCCAAACATACGCAAAAAGCTGGAACGACGCATAGATAGGTGGTCCAGTCGTCTACTGGACAACATCATAGTCAAGCAGTTCCCTAGCGGAGGGCTGACAGTGCCTCAGCTGAAAGCCTACCTAGATAATCTTGAGGTGGCTGAGAAGTTTGTGCCCGATCTTCTAATCATAGATTACCCCGATCTAATGCGGCTGGACAAGGACAATTACCGGCTTGCGCTTGATGAAGTCTTCAAGGACATTAGAGGCATCGCGGTGTCGCGTAACATTGCTATAGCAGCAGTCAGCCAGTCTCACCGTGGAGCGGCAAAGGCAAAACAAGTAGGGGCGGACAACGTGGCTGAAGCATACAGCAAGATTGCTCACTCAGACATCGTCGTTACACTTAGCTCTACCACCCATGAGCAAAAGCTAGGTCTTGCCCGGCTCTTCGTAGCTAAAGGACGTAATGACGCTGACAAAACTACAATCGTAATCAGCCAGCAATATGGGATCGGTGGCTTCGCTGTTGACAGCTCTTTAAAGCGCGGCAATTATTTTGGGTTGGTACCAAGGGATGCAGGTAGTTCAGATGACTGAGTGGCCACCGGGCGCACTAAAAAGCAAAACAGCCCTGAAGAGGGTGGAAAAGGTCTACGGTGTTGCTTACGGAAGGATAACAAAATATAATACAGGAGTAGTTAAACCAAGAGATGACGAATTTTGGCTCGATACCAACGCTCACTACAACCTTGTCTATTTTCACTTAGAAAAGCCATTCGAGGATGCTGACGGTTATCTATTTACCAATTATCTTCATGCTTATGCGTACAGCCTCAAATCAGCTCCAGTAAAAAAGAGGAATATGGCTATCAACTCAGATTGAAGGAACGAGACAAATGATTGAAGTCATGCCGAAGTTGTGGGTAGGCAGCGATCAGGATTACCACGGGCTGCGGCCAGCCGAAGCATGGGCTGTGGTACATGCCTCGAAAGAGCCCTACCACCGTGAAGCCTTGGGCTACAAGACACTAGGGGCGCCAAAGGCCCACCTTGAGTACCTCGTAGCATTACGTGGCAACCGTCTGTGTCTCAATATGGTAGACATCGACGATCCTAAATGGATCAGCCCATTCATGATCAATTCGGCCATCAGCTTCATTCAAGAGAGGTTAAAGTCAAATTGGTCTGTACTGGTCCACTGCAACCAGGGCGGCTCACGCGGCCCTGGAGTTGCCATGGCGTATATGGCGCATGTGTTGCCGCCTGAATTTGACGAGGCAGAGCGTGAATTCACTAAGCTGTACCCTGCCTATGCACCACGTGCCGGCATCCGTGGCTACCTGATGAACAACTGGGACTTGCTGAGTAAAGGATGCTGAACAAAAAAGTAGTAACACAATTCCTAAATAGGGAACTTGTCAGCTTTGACTTTCTTAAGAAAGAGTCAGTCAAAGCGCTGAATGATGCACTCAGCGAGCTTAAACCGTTGCCTGATTTTGGTGGTGCCAAACTATGGGCGCATCAGAAAGTATCGCTGCTCCTGCTACTGGAGCTGAAGCGATTCATGCTCCATTTATCTATGGGGGCTGGTAAGACACTCGTAACTCTGCTCCTGATCAAATATCGCAAGCAGCGTGGTGAGAAGCCCAAAGCCATTGTCTTTGTGCCCTACATCACCAGCGTTGAAACCTGGGTTGAGGAGGTAGCCAAACATGCACCTGACCTTATCTGCCGACCCCTTTTGGGCACTACTACAGATAATCTTCGTGAGCTTAGCGATTCTTCCATTCACGCTGATCTTTTTGTTATTTGTTACCAGAGTGCTGTCGCCATGGTCACTGAAACGGCCTACAACCCCAAAACGGAAAAGAATGAATGGAAATTAGAGGCTGCTCAAATCAGGGAATACTTCAAAGATTTTGATATGCTCGTGCTCGATGAAGTTCATCGTGCGAAGAGTGCTTCAGCCCTAACCTACCGCATGTGCCGGGCCATCTCAGCCCAATGTGAGTATGTCCTAGGGCTGACTGGCACGCCCTTTGGCAAGGATTTATCTGATCTGTGGCCGCAGTTCTACCTGATTGACTTTGGTGAGACACTAGGCGCTACCAAAGGGTTTTTTATGGAGGTGTTCTTCAACCGTAAAAAGATGAAGTGGGGCAAAGGGCGTTTCAGTTTTGATTTCACCTTCAAGAAGAAACTGCTGCCGACGCTCAAGCGCATGATCAAGAACTGCTCAATCAGCTATACGGTCGACGAATTTGCCGACATGTTGCCCAAAGAATATATGATCAAGACGATACCGGCACCACCTGATGCTGAGGGTTATTGCAAGGCGGCAATCAGGAACATTGAAGATCAGATTAAGGGCAAAGGCAGTTACCAGATAATTGAAAGCAATTACCTTCAGCTGAGACAGCTGAGCTCCGGTTTTATGACACTTAAGGGTGAGGATTCAACCAAGATACAGGTTAGGTTTGACCAGAACCCTAAATTGGACCTGCTGATGGACCTTATTTTGTCCATGCCTGCCGATCAGAAATTTGTGGTTTTTCACCATTTTATTTTCACGAACCAAATAATCAGTGAGGCACTGACCAAGCTAAGGATCAAGCACGCTCGCATATGGGGTGGTCAGAAGGACCCCATTGGTGAATTGCGGTGCTTCAAGCAGGACCCTGACTGCATGGGTCTGATCCTGAACTGGCAATCAGGCTCGAGCTCATTAAACATCCAGAATGCATCATACCTGTTTGTGTTTGAACAGACAGATTCACCTATCAATCGCCAACAGGGTGAAGCTAGGCTGTGGCGCCCCGGTCAAACTCAGCGCGTCATGATTTTCGACCTATTGGTACGCCAAACCTGGGACCGTCGTATTTATAACTCAAACCGGGCAGGCAAAAACCTGCTCAAAGAACTGCTAGGTGGTAAATGAGCTATTACAGGATACGTAGAGACAATTTCGCTGGGTTTGAAGTTCAGGTGTGGAGGTGGTGGTTCCCAATTTGGGTACAGTTGAACTGTGTTAATACCCATTCATCTGTTGAGAAAGCAGAAGCATTCTTGAATAACCATAGTAATAATAATAATAGAGTGGTCAGGATTTACAAAGATGGCTCTTCATGGAGGCCGAGTATTTGGGGTGGCAAATGATCAAATACCGTATCTTGGAATTCGATCCCGATATCAATAGTTTCCGGTATCGAATTGAATGGAGGTTTAGTTGGTGGCCGTGGTGGTCACATGCCAGGAGTTGTGATAGCCTGCTTGGCGCCCAGCAATACGTTGAGGATCAAATTAATCTAATAATAAAACGTAAGAAGAAGCCTAAACTGATCGGCACTTACTCAGCAGGAAAAAACTGGAAACCAATCAAATGAAATACCGAATTGCAAGAGCGGCTGGTCACAACGCTTGGTACTGGATAGATTATAAATACTGGTGGTGGCCATTTTGGATTGGGGTCCGTGGATTTGAAAAGTTAGAGGACGCTGAGGAATCTCTCCTCAAACAAATAACGGCACCAAAAAAGCAGGTGATAAAGGAATATACCGTGGGTAAGGGATGGAAACCACCCAAATGAATTGGCTAGAGTTCCTTAACAGCCAGGGAATAGATTTCGTTACCCGTAGCTCCAACACGAAGAAGGGAGAAGTGAGCGTTAGATGCCCCTGGTGTGGTGATGACGATCCGTCAATGCACCTTGGCATCAGCCTCACCGCCGAAAATTGGGGGTGTCATCGCAACCCCATGCACCGTGGGCACGCCCCGCACAGGCTGATTGCCGCGTTGCTTGGGTGCTCTGGTGCTCAGGCAAGGTTGATCGTCAGGCAGTTCAGCCAATCAGACCCTGACGATCTTGATAGCGCGTTAGAGATTCTCGCCTCACCTGAGCCCACCGGAACGGGCCTAGCCGAGCCCCAGCCAGCCCTTTCAAGCCAAGCCTCCCCGTCCCCCACCCAACCCCACCACACCACCCCACAGAAGCTACCTGAAGAATTCAGGACCATCAGGCAACGCGGCGTAACGCTCAGGTTTTGGGATTACTTGTTTTACCGGGGCTTTGGTGATGACACCGACCAGCTGACAGATATGTATCAACTCAGATGCGCGGTTACTGGCAGGTGGAAAGACCGCGTCATAATCCCGTTCTATGACGCAGCCGGCACCCTCATAGGGTGGACCGGCCGAGCTATTCAGGAACCAGTCAATGCGCCGCGCTACCTGAGCAGTGGTGAAGAGGTAAAGACTACCGTCTTCAACGAGCATAAGCTTCAGAGCGGCGGTGATCTGCTGTTTATGGTTGAGGGGCCATTTGACGCCCTGAAGATGGATTTCTATGGTCGGCCTCTAGGGGCACGAGCAACTTGTGTCTTTGGCGTGTCCATGACCATAGATCAAATCTCAATTATGAGCACGCTGCGCCGTAGATTCAAAAAGGTGGTTATCCTATTTGACCATGACGCGATTGAACCTGCATTCTATGCAGCTGACTGGCTGCAAGCTTCAAATGTGGTAATTGGTCAGTTACCAGATGGGGTGAAGGACCCTGGCTCGATGAGCAAGCAGGCCATAGCCAAATTGGTCGTGGCTCACAAATGAGCAGTTGGCCCACACCCATTGAAATCGTTGAAGGTAATGAGCGACGACGGCAAACGAGATTTCTGGCAATGCGCAGGCGGTGAGTGTGGGGAGGAAGAGGAGCAATGAGGAAGAAAACACAAAAACACAGGCCGACGCCGCCAAGAAAAATGAGCACGAAAGAACTGTGCATACACCTGTCTGGTGTAGCCGCCTTTCATACGGAGGACAAAACGGCACAGTCGAAAATATACGAGGCGATCCGTCGGCTCCAGCTGCTGGAAAAAGCCGCTATTGAGGCTGGCATACTGCCGGCGCGCAAACGATTGCAACGAAAATCGTCCCGATTGCGCTTGGGACATGGCGCGGCAAGCAGTTGAGCAGGATGCGCGGGAGGAGGAAAAATGAAATCGTTTTGGAATTCACCATATGACGAAACAAAATTTAGCGACGATTTTTGCCGGGCGATGTTGATGGCAATCGTCGTTCACATATTCCACAAAGATTGGGGCGCTGTCGGCTCATTCGGAGTGATCACGATTTGCTTTGCGTGGGCGCTGTTCCAAAGCTACGTACGTTTCAAACGCGTGCCAAGCACATAAGCGAAGTGTGGGTTGACACGCAATCCAGGGAGGAAAAATGATGCTTCCACCATACCTTCCAAAGAAGAACAGGCTCCCCGCCGATGCGCCCCCATGGATGGGCATTATCAAGTTCTGCATCGCTCTGGCGTGCGTCGTGCTTCTCGTATTCTTCGCCTGCTCTCGTTAAATAATATCGTGATTTAAGGTGTTGACACGTGATTTGTGGTTGAAGTAGCCTTTTGATTGTCTGAGCCTATCAGGAGGCTGCTTTGCCACAAAAACGGGTGCGTGCTAGATTGGCATTCACGCCGATCTGGGAGGGGGTTATCAGGGGTTGGGCCAAGAAATTCATATCAAAAAATCGGTGGCGCTGTGACTCCATCCACAACTTTGATGATCTGCTGAATGACGCCTACCTTACCTTCATACGGGTAGCTGAACGCTACCCACGGGTCATGGACCCACCTCATTTCATGGCCCTATACAAAACCGCCATGCGTAATGAGATGCATGATCGGGCACGCTATGTGCAGCGCAAAAGGCCAGTTCACGCTGAATTGTCTGATGATGTGTCTGACCTGTTTGATGATCGTATGGGTGAAGTTACGAACGGAGGCCACTTCAACCTGTTGATGGCTGAGGCCCCACCTGAGGTAAGGCTCGCCCTCACCCTGTTGTCTGAACAACCTGAAGCCCTACGCGACCCTGCCAAGCGCCCAAAGAACCGTGAGAACTTGAATATGAGGCTCCGACGTATTTTGGGCATAGAGTTTGATTTTGTCGGTGCATTTAAAACGTTGCTGGCCAAGGAGCCTACATGAGTAAACCCATCCTGTGCCTGGATTTCGACGGCGTCATTCACAGCTATGTGAGCGGCTGGAAGGGTGCCAATATTATTCCTGATCCCCCCGTTGATGGGGCCATTGATTTCATTTCACGAGCGTTGGAGCACTTCAAAGTAGCAATCTATTCGTCGCGTTCAGGTCAGCCCGATGGGATTTATTCAATGAGGAAATGGCTTCGACTTCATTGGCTTGAGGCGGGCCTGCCCGGCGAGACAGAGATGGAAATTGAGTGGCCAACCGAGAAGCCAGCCGCTTTCATTACGATTGACGATCGCGCGTTGACATTTGATGGCACTTGGCCAGCAATCGAAGAGTTGAAGAAATTCAAGCCGTGGAATAAGCGAGATCCCAAAACCGCATCAGTGCGGGGCGAGAAATGAGCCGAATTGAGGTTATCTATAAGGCGGTGGTTGAGCATGAAAAATGCTTCGTGCCGTGCGCCTGCTTTAATGTGCCGCATAAAGGATCATGCAGATCGCTCGCCGACAAAATCGCTGTGGCGTTAGTCGAGCATGACGCGCAAACCGCATCAGTACGGGGTGACGACAATCAGATTTTAACTCAAGACAAAGGCAAGGAGCCTGCATGACAAGCGAAGTTGAAACTGAGATTGTTAAAGCTGCCAGCTTCAAGCCTACCAAAATAGCACTTAAGGATCGGCAGGAGTACCTTGCCAGCCTTGTGCGCTCCGTGGACAAAATGTCCGAGGATGACTTTGACACATTGAGTGATGATGCAGCTGACTGGATTACCAGCGCTATAGCTGCCATGAACAAAAAAAGGGAAATCCCTGACTTTATTGATGACGACGATGAAGAGACTGATGATGACACCGATATCAAGGCTGAAGCCGAAGCTGAGGATGCCCCCCCTGATGAAGAGGGTGACGATGCTGAGGAGGCGGATGAAGACAATAAGGGAGATACAGAAGAAGCGAACTCTGAAACAGAGGATGACGTCGAGCAGGATCCTGACGAGGATACTGATGGAGGCAACGAGGCCGAGGCCGATGAAGATGACGAATCTGAAAATGAGGCCCGTGAAGCGGCAGCCGACAAAAAGCGGCGTGCTAAATCACCTCAGGCATCAAATCTAGCTGAAGACGCTTACAAAGCTGAAGTTAAAAAGCAAAAGTCAAAAGAGAAAAGTGGTGATGTAGCCCGCTATGCCCCAGGCAAGATAACTGGCGAGAAGGACCGCTACGGGATCACTATTGGCACCAAAACCCACGATGCTATTCTCCTGTATGAAAAAGGCGCTACTATCAATCAGGTCAGCGAGGCACTGGGTGGGCGCCATCGTAACATCCTTAAAAAGCTGGCTGCGGAAGGTCACAAGCTAGAAAAAGATGGCAGCACATGGAAGATAACCCACAAAAGTGATGTTGCCAAAAAGGCAAAGAAAAAATGAACCGTCTTCAGGACTACCTAAAAGATGATAGGCAGTGGCGACGTGACTTGCGCATAGAGCATGCTAAGCATCAAATGCGCAGCATTGCCGATCAGGATGAAAAAGATTTCTGGAAATCAGTGCTGAAAGCCAATGCAAGGGATGCACATGAAGCCAAATGACTTACCACCCATCCTGACCACTCAGGTCAGCATGAACATCAACCAGAACGGCACCACGGTTATCTTTGGCAATCAGGACCCCAATGGCAAGGACGTACTTTGGCACAGTAGTGTCTTTTTCCCAGGGACGAGCGTGATGGCATTGCGCGACATGATTACCAATCTGGTGGCCGATCATCAGAAAAATGCCAGCAAGATCGTTCAACCCAACTGAGATGCTGTACAAAACCCCAGACAAGGCTTCAGGCAAAATTCTCAAACGCAGCCGACCGCTTTTGATTTCGCCAAAAGATGGATATCAGCGGCCGGGGCCTGGGAAGGCTTGGTTTCAAACAACGACAACGATATGGAGAGTCGACGAGTTGATACGCCGATCAGTGCGTGATTGGCGGCGGCTGATGAATGAAACCGGGCACACTGGGTCGAGGTCAGGGACTTTCAGGAAGGATCACGATAGTGTCTACACCGGAACGCACTCCTCATTCGCTGCTCCTTTGGTTGAATGGATTTTGCTGCGGTATGGGGGCAGCAGTGGGGCTACAATATTGGATGCTTTCGCGGGGGGATCTCCTCGCGCTGTTATTAGCTGTATTATGGGCTTACGTTACATTGGAATCGATATTCGGATTGATCAAATTAAAGAAAATGAGGCAACCCTGAAGGAACTGGGCCTGAAAGGTGCTACCTATATTCACGGTGATGGGCGCTTCATACCTGACGATGTTGGCCCCTTTGATGTGGCTCTGACGTGCCCTCCCTATTTCGATTTGGAGCAGTACAGTGACCAACCTGATGATCTAAGCAATCTAGGTAGCTACGAGGAATTCATTGCTGGCATATACTTCAGTGCGATGTCTCACTTCAAAGTCATGAAGCCTGGGGCTTTTGTATGCTGGGTCGTAGGTCCATTCAGGTCCAAAAAGACTGGCGAGTTGATTAACTTCCCAGGTCACACAATTGAAGCTTTTCGCGAAGCGGGATTTATCTACTGGCAGGATGTTATATTATCCAAAAATTTTGGCAGTGCAGCGAAAAGAAGCACGAATGCTTGGAAAGGTCTAAAGCTCGTTCCAATACACGAACATCTCCTGGTCTTCAGAAAGCCAAAATGAAAGCAACCCCCAGTGACGTATTCTATATTGTAGGTGAAAAGGATTTGAACGGTTTTATTGATCTTGCTTCAGAGGGCAAAGAAACATATTCACTGAATGAGGCGGTTGACGTGGCAAATGGTTACGCTATGGACCACCACGGTACCCCATGGATCATTGAGTGCCGATGCGTAAAACAGATTAAACGCGGCAAAACTTGGGATCCTAAAAAGCGATTAGAGGGTTACGATGAACAGGGCTGAACTAGTTGACACACTTACCCTGGTTGGCCGTGCTTTGGCTGAAACCAACCTGGTCCCAATACATCAGTGTTTCATGTTTAGAGGCCGATCAGTAGCCGCCTTCAACGATCAAATTGGGCTTATTGCTCCCTGCAAAACCAGCGAAGCATTTGCAATTCACGGCCCCACGCTGCTGGGTCTGCTCAGTAATAGCCAGGGTGAGGACGTTGAATTCACGCTTGAAGAGCATGATTGCATCATCAAAACCGGCCGTAGCACTTTCAAGCTGCCCTGGTTCCCTGAAACAGACTTTCTGATTGAGGAACCTGAGGACAAGTGGCACAGCAAAATGGCCCTCACTGATGAAGCCCTGAAAGGGATCAGTTACTGCCTCCCAACTGCCTCACGTGAGGACACGCAACGGGCACTCAATGGTGTCTGCTTCAACGGTGTCACCCATACCCTTTATTCGTGTGATGGGGATGTCCTGACCCGCTACACGCTCAATAAAAACATGAAGGCTGCATCCGTCAGCTTGCTGCCCATTGCCTACTGTGAGTCCCTCCTGAAAGTGGCTGAAGCGGTAGGTGAGAACACTGCATTTGAATTAGATGTCAATCATGACTGGGCCAAAGCTGAGATTGGCACCTATGTTGTCTATGGGCGCCTGACTGAAAACAAAACCCCATTTGATTTCGCCAACCTTGTGACCAAAACCCTGCAATCAAAGCCGCACTACGTGGCGGTCCCTGAGGGCCTGAATGAGGCTCTGACACGGGCACGGGTTATAGCTGACCCTGAAACGGCCAAGACAGCATTAGCAATTGAAAAGGGCCGGCTGCGCCTGCTGACCCAAACCCATCACGGCATCGTCAGGGATTCAGTACCTATGCCAGATCACCCTGATGTTGAGGCCAGTGTCAGCTCTGCACTAGTTCAGCGCGCCATAGGTTTGTGCAATGAGATGGCAATCATGGATAACGCTACTGCTTATCAGAATGGGATACTATTCCAATTAGTCAGCAATATGGATAAATAAGCATGGCCCCAACCTATATCACAGATATTCAAACCATAATTGATGCCACAGCAGCGCACCTTGGCATCTCAGCCGAGGTTATCAAAAGCCCAATTGATCGAACTACCCCTGTTTCGTATGCCCGTCATGTGGCACAGTACCTAGCATGCACCATGAGCTACAAATCCAAACGCTACATTGCTGAGCAATTTAATTGCAAAGATCACTCGTCAGTGCTGAGGGCTGTCAATAAAATAGGGCTGCTGGCATTGTCAGACCGCAAGACCAGGAACGACGTAGCTACTATCAAGCAAACCCTGATGAAGCCTTGAGCTTTTTTTTCCATAAGCCTAAAGCCCCACAAAAGCCCGCTGATAAGTTTTCACAGCGTGGCCCTACCCCCCTTAGGGGTAACAAGCAGCAGGCGCTTACGCTGACCCGTTTAGGGTGTGCCGCGTGCCCCCTGAATAAAGCTGATGTCATGTCGCCGAAAATGGCGCCTACGCTGGCTGCACATACTGAAATTTATTTCCTGGCTGAAGCACCAGGGAGGGATGAAGATGAGAACACTGGCAGACCTCTTACTGGCCCTTCAGGCAGCCTTCTACGTGAGTGTATTCCTGGTGGTGACGACAGCTACTGCTCTTTTGATAATACTGTTAGAGATCGCCCTCCAAAGAATCGCACGCCGACGTGGCAAGAATTGGAATGTTGCCGGGGGCACGTCACCAAAAGCATCGAAAAAGCCAAGCCAAAGCTGATCGTTGGCCTAGGGGCCGTACCGCTGCAATGGATGCTAAATTCAACTGACCTGCAAGGCATGCGGGGGCGCATCTTTGCGGTTAAGGTAGGTCAGCACACCTGTCATTTCCTCCCTACTTACCACCCCTCATTCATACTGAGGGTAGCCTATGACAAAAGAAAACCCCTCATGTCCAATTTTGGACACTGCTTCAGGATGGACATCCAAAGGGCATTCAATGCCTTGGGTTATCTGAAACAACCCCACATAGATTCTGAAGAAGAAATCAAAGCCGGCATCCAGTGCTTTGACGGCAGTGCTGAGGATCAGTACCTTACCATTCTGTTCCTGCTCAATAAAGCCAAAAAAGCTCCAATCAAATCAGTTGACCTTGAGACCAAATGGCTGCGCCCCTACAAAACCGGTGCGGCCATCATGACGGTAGCGATCAGCTTTGAGGATACTAATTTTTCATTTGCACTAGACCACCCTAAATCAGGATGGTCCAAAGCCAAACGTATTGGCATCCTCAACCTGCTCTATGAGCTACTAAGGGACGACACAGTCAAGATCGCGCATAATTGTTTTGCTGGTGAAACTGAGATTATCACGTCTAAAGGTCTAAAGTCCTTACACTCACTTGTAGGTCAAGCAATAACCGTGTGGACAGAAAATGGCTGGATGCCTGCCAAAGTAGGAAATTTTGGTAAACAGACTTTGCAGGAACTGACGGTAGTACCTTATAATAGGAGCAGGAGCAGTATACAGCATAAGATGTATGTAACTGCCAATCATAACTGGGTGGTTGAACGACAGATTTGGAGAAAAAATCGAGGATATGATTGGGAACGTCTGCCAAATTTTATCAAGACGTCAGAGTTAAGACTAAAGGATAAAATAATAGCAACAGTACCTAATAGCAGAACATCTGACACATACAGCAACGCCTTCATTCATGGGCTGATATTCGCTGATGGCAGTCTAATAAAAAGAAAGGCAAAAGCTGGGTACTATCCACACAATATCAGACTTTGCGGTTGGAAAAAGAAGTTTGCCGACAGATTTGAGAAGGTAACTTACCCTAAATTTGCAAACGGCGATGCAGTATGCAATTGGTACGTCAGTAATACAAATCTGAAAGATTTGCCGCCAGTAGGGGCGTCATCAAATTATATTCAGGATTTTATAGAAGGATGGCAATTATTAGATGGTACATCTGGTGCTGATGGCAGCTGGGGGCCTGGGCCAAAGACTAGAATAGTGACAACAACCAGGGTAGATGCAGCCAAATGGTTGATGCGGTACGCCCCCCTTGCTGGCTGGTTTGTAACAGGCTTTGTGCATAAACGAGGCAAAAATTTTAGTGGCCATACTATTAGTATGTGGAATGTTACTATTTCAAAAGATGAAAAAATGGCGTGGTCTGTTAGGAAGGTAAGCAATTCATCACGCAGAGAAAATGTTTTCTGTGCTGTCGTTCCTGATGCCAAATGTTTTACATTAGGAAATGGGATATACACTGGAAATTGTCCTTTCGAATTGGAATGGTTCATTTGGCTGCTGGGCAAGAACGTGGTCAATCACGTGGCCTGGGAATGCACACAGATGCAGGCCCATTTCATTGATGAGAGGCGTGGCAAAGGCCGTGATGACAGTGACAGGCGCGCGGTCTACCAATCACTAGATTTCCTGTGCAAGCAGCACTTTGGCACCTCATACAAGCCGCTGTTCAAGCTCAATAAAAAGGATATGTCTAAGTCGGACCTGGGTGAAACCCTGATCTATAACGGGGTTGATACCAAATATACCCTGAGGCTTTGGCATAAGCAGGACAAGCTGCTCAAACAGATGGGGTTGCATACAGCCTACTTAGATTCACTGCCGAGGCAGGCATCAGTAGCTCTGATGCAGTATATTGGCATTGGCGTTGACCAGAAAGAGGTGAAACGGATTCAGGGATTGCTTGATGGTGAAATCAAAGCCATTGAAGCGCAGATCGCTGACCTGAAAGTGGTCAAGGCTTACGTCAAGCATAACCGTGAGTTCAACCCCGCAGGCCAGGATGCAATTGTACTATTCAGGGATTACCTGAAACGGCCAGAGGTCTCAATAAAAGAGGAAAACGGCACCCGCTACTCAGTTGACAAGAACGTACTGGATAAAATTGATCACCCCCTGGCTGGCCTGATTTTGCAACTCAGAAATAAAAGCGTCCTCAAGCATACCTTCGTTGATCCGCTAGAAGCAGGTGTGGGTGAATGCCTTCACCCTGACGGCAAGATACATCAAAATCTAAACACCACATTCACAGAAACTGGAAGAACTAGTGCTGATGAGATAAATATGCAGAACTACCCCCAGCGCAAGGACAGCTGGGTACGCAAGCAGATAGAGGCAGGCAAAGGCCACGTATTGCTGGCCTTTGACTATGGCCAGATTGAAGCATGCGGCGCGGCAGTGGTCTCAAATGACAAAGTGCTTGTTGAAGCCTTATGGCAGGATTACGATATCCATATGGATTGGGCAATTAAAATAGCTGACAGGTGCCCTGAAATTGTTGGTGGGTCAATGAAGGACCCCAAAGTAGCCAAAGCTTTCAGATCGAGAATTAAGAATAAACTTATCTTCCCGTCTATATATGGTGCGCAGGCTAAATCAGTAGCTGGCTATCTTGGTATAGAAGAATACATAGGTGAAGAGATAATGGATCTTTTCTGGCAGTCCTTTCACGGCCTCAAGGCGTGGCAGGATCGGCTGATGAAAGGCTACTACGAGAACGGTTATGTTGCCAGCCTTGTGGGGCGCAGGCGTAATTACCCACTGCGACGCGAGCAGGCTATCAACCATCCTATTCAATGCTGGGCAGCTGAGATAATCTGCGATGCAATGTGCCGACTATCACATCACGCGGTGACAACCGGTGAGTGGCACATTCACCCCGTCCTTAACATTCATGATGACTTAACCGTGATTGTTCCTGATGATGACAAAATGCTAGAGCGAGCCATTGAAGTTATTTACCGAGCCATGTTGAGCCCGCCGTATAAGATCAACGTGCCGCTTTCAGTTGAATGCTCAATCGGCAAAAACTGGTATGAGATGAATTCAATTGGGAAATTCTGGTCGCACCGTGATCTTAAATAAAGGAGTCATTTATGGGGGTTAGAGGAGATATGGCAGCCATGTTGCAAAGCAAGTTTGGCCTCACGCCCAACTCAGCTCGTGAGATTTTAACCGCCATTTTTGAAGATGCAAAGGACCCAAATTATGCCTATGCCTTTCACAGGTGGTGTGGTGAAGGTGAAGAAAATGACAATATGTCCGATTACTGGGAAACCATAGATTTTCTAAAAGAAATCGTATGACTTCATTCCATACCACTTACAGGCCGCTTACTTGGGCTGATGTCCTAGGTCAAGACGCAGCCGTCAAGAGCCTCAAGGCTGCCGCCAAGAACAAGCGGCAGCACGCCTATATATTCACAGGCCCATCAGGCTGTGGCAAGACAACCTTGGCCAGGATCATGGCCAAGCAATTAGCTGGTACCGGTGCCTCGGACCTGAATATTGAGGAGATACCAGCTGCCGACCACACTGGCGTTGATGACATGCGGCGCATAGTCAATAGCGCCCTGTACCGAGCTATGGGGGTAAGCGCAGTCAAAGCTTTTATAATCGATGAGGCGCATCGTTTGAGTTCAGCGGCGTTCGATGTGCTGCTCAAGCCGATTGAGGAGCCGCCTGAGCATGCCTACTGGTTCTTTTGCTCAACCAACCCTGGTAAGATACCAAAGACAATACAGACCAGGTGTGTGAAATTTGACCTAAAGCCAGTAGCTGAAGAACTACTCCTTGAACTGCTAGTGAAGGTAGCCGATGCTGAAAAATTGGATCTTGCTGATGATGTGCTGGAGGCTGTTGCGGAGGGAGCAGGAGGGTCGCCTAGACAAGCTCTCGTGTTTCTTGAGGCAGTTGCGTACTGTGAGAGCGCTGCGGAAGCACGCACTGTCATGCGCTCGGCGGGGCAGCAAAAAGAAGCCATTGACCTGGCGCGCTTCTTGATGAAGCCTCAAGGGCGCTCCTGGGCTGAAGCAATCAAACTGGTGAAATCCCTGGAAGGTGTTGACGCTGAGAGCATAAGGATCACTTTGGTGAACTATCTATCAGCCGTCTTGATGAACATCAAAAGTGAGAAACAGGCTCTGCCGGTCCTGAGACTGCTCTCTTGTTTTGATACCTCGTATATCAGCACGGACCGCATGGCCCCTCTTTTGAACTCACTGGGACTGGCGTTAGGACTAGATCAACAATGATTGACATCGAAGAGTTTCGATCATACCTGCTGATCAACAAAAACTCACTTGATGACGAGGTATCACGCCAACCTTCACTCTTTGAAAAGGTTGGTGATGCCTATACCGAGGCGGCAGCTGAGCGTGATGCCCTCAAAGAGGCGCTGGCTACAGTTGATGCGCGCTTGGACATAGCAGTTAGGAAAGCCTCAGAAAAGATCACCGAAGCCGCCGTCAAAAGCCAAATACAGTTGCATAAGGACCACCTTGGTGCCTTCAAGGCTTACTTGGCAGCCAAGGAGCAGACTGATAAGTTGGGTGTGTTGAAGGACAGCTTTCATATGCGCTCGCAGATGTTGAAAGAGCTTAGCGGGCTCTATATCTCAAATTATTTTGAGGCAAGCTCTAGCCGGGGGAATGCCCGGACGGACAAAGCCGTATATGAGAGACAAAGAGCACGTCTGGCTGAAGGTCGCAAGGAACGTAATGACTAACGACGGCAATGGGATCTTGCTGATCATAGTTGTCTCATTGGCGTTGTGGTTGACGTCTAAGGCTATCTTTGCGGCCTACTTCAAGGCGCGTGAGGATTACTGGCTCAGATTCTACAGAAAGGTCAAAGGGTTCAAAGATGGCGAAAAACACTAGAAGTTTCAAGTATCAGCGCAGGTCAACCGATGACGTGAAGGAACGGGCTAACGCCAAAGGGGGAAATTTTGACACCTTCGTCAAGCCGCAATTCAAGCGCTACAAGATAAAAGAGGGCAAGAATCTGATCCGTATTTTGCCCCCTACCTGGGACAAAGCCAAGCACTACGGTTACGATATTCATGTCAATTACAGCATTGGCATAGACAATCAGTCCTACCTCAGCCTGAGTGAGATGAAAGGCGAGAAAGACCCGCTTGAGGAGGCGCGGCGTGAGGCCCAGCGTGACGGCGATGAAAAGCTGGCCAAAGCATTGCGCCCGCAGCGGCGTATCCTTATGTGGATCATTGATCGCCTTGACGAGGATGAAGGCCCCCAGCTGATGGACGCGCCGTTCACCCTGGATAAGTCCATCGCCAATATCTCATTGGATGAGGACACCAAGGACGTAATTTACATTGATGACCCTGAAGAGGGGTGTGATCTAAGGTTCTACCGTGAGGGTACCGGGCTGACCACCAAATATGACGCATCACGGATGAAACTGCTGAAGACAGCACCCATCAGTGAGGATGAAAAACAGCAGCAGGAATGGCTTGACTACATCACTGAAAATCCAGTGCCTGACTGCCTGCAATTCTATGACTATGATCACATCAGCTCGACATTCAGTGGGGTAGCAGGGCGCCGCGATGAAGATGAGGACGCAGATGAAAAGCCTCAGCGTCGCAAACCAAGCAATGAGGACGATGATGAGCCGAGGCCACGTAATCGACGGGCCGAGGCTGAAGATGAAGATGAAAAGCCGCGCAGCCGCAGCAGGCTGAAGGATGATGAATCTGACGAGGATGAAGATGAGCACCCTACGCCCCGACGTGGCGCAACTTCGCGGGCCAGTAAGGATGATGATGACGAGCCTGCTGAGGATGCCAAGCAAAAAGGCGGTAGCATTCGTGAACGCATTGCAGCCCGCAACCGGGCCAGCGTGAAAGTCGATGATGACGAAGAGGATGACTAGACAGGAGGAATGAGATTCTCCGCCGTGGTGAAATAGACTCCATACGTTTAGATAGACGATCATGGGGTGAAATTCTAAATGATGAAATACCTGAAAAGCGATGGGCAAAGGAGAAACAGGATGCCATTAGCAAAAGTAGGAGAATTAGAGCCAGACTTAGAACTTAATCTGCGACGCTGGTGCATTGAAGAAGCGCACTCTGCGTGCAAAGAAAACGGTGATTTTGAAAATTCAATATCCTACGCTCAAGACGTTTATGACTGGATTAAGAGTGGAAAGGTGCCTGCCGATGAGTAAATACCGCAAAAAGCCAGTCGTCATCGACGCCGTTCAGTGGAATAGTTACGGTGATGCACCCATCTGGGCTCAGCCACACCTCACTGAACACCCCGATTGCTGCTCCATTGAAACCCTGGAGGGCACCATGCGATGCAACCCAACTGACTGGATTCTAAAGGGGGTAAATGGAGAGATTTATCCGTGCAAACACGAAATTTTCATCAAAACCTATGAGCCAGCTAACTAATGCCCAAAAGACCAAGGGTAAAGCTTGAGGCAACCCCGAACTCCTATTTTGTGAGTGAAAAGACCAATTACCAATTTGTGCCTAGCGGCTGTACACTACTGGACTGTGCCCTGGGAGGTGGCTGGGCGTTGGGCCGGGTAGCCAATATAGTAGGCGACAAAAGCACTGCTAAAACCGCCTTAGCCACCGAGGCATTGATCAATTTTGTGTGCCACTACCCTGATGGCAGGGCGGCTTACCGGGATGCCGAAGCCGCCTTTGACCTACCCTATGCTGAAGCCATGGGCTTGCCATTAGGTAAAATCAGCTTTGGTGATGATAGCAATCCCATCCTCACTGTTGAGGACTTCATTCGTGATTTTGACACCTATCTCGATGCTAGGGTCAAGGACAAGTCACCGGGCATCTACGTATTGGACAGCATGGATGCTTTATCTGACGAAGCTGAAATGGATCGTGAGATAGGTAAGGGTAGCTTCGGTACCGACAAATCACGCCTCTTGAGCAAAATGTTCCGCACCAAAGCTCACAAAATTGAGCAGGCAAATACCGGGCTCCTGATTGTCAGTCAGGTACGTGAGAATATTGGCTTCATGGTTGGTGAGAAGTATAAGAGGTCCGGTGGCAAAGCCATGGATCACTACAATTCACAGATTGTGTGGCTTGCCCACATAGGAAAGATTCAGAAGACCATCAATAAGGTGAAGCGCACTGTGGGCATTGAGGTGAAAGCTTCGATAAAAAAGAATAAAGTTGGGGTCTCCTTCAGGGACGTTGAGTTCGATTTCATTTTTGGGTACGGCATTGAAGACCTTGGGGCTTGCGTCAAATGGCTTGCCGAGGTAGGGCGCTCAACCGATGCCAACGTCAAAGCTGGCGATGTGAAAAATTATCTCAAAGAACTGGACAATATGTCCAATGAAGAATATCGCAAAGAGCATGAAATGGTATCGGAGGTAGTAAAAAATGTTTGGCGTGAGGTGGAAACCACCTTTCTTCCACGTCGCACCAAGTATGGTGCCGGGTAAGACGTGGAAGCCTCGACGTGGGTATGAATGGGCCGCCATAGTTGAGACAACTATGCGAAACAGACCATTCAATTTCAAACCGCACGAAATTGATCGGGTCAAAAGAGCTGTAGAGGGGGTATACTGGCTAGGATGGGACAAAAATGCATACGTTAACTTTTGTGAGCGTGAGATATTGGAAGTAGAAAAATATGCGGAAAGGCGGAGGTAAGCAAAAGGGCGCGAGTTTTGAGCGAGAGATTTGCCGGCATCTATCTTTGTGGGTAAGCCAAGGTAAAAATGAGGATGTCTACTGGCGTTCAGCTATGTCCGGTGGGCGTTCAACCGTAGCCTTTGCCAAGGGGAAAAGGCTCGCTGCCCAAGCTGGCGACATCACATGCATTCACCCTATTGGCCATGCGCTAGCCGGGCAGTTCTTCATGGAATGCAAAGCGTACCGTGATCTCAATTACCCAGGGCTTTTGAAGGGCACAGGTCACTTGGTTGTCTTTTGGCGCGAAGCTGTAGAGCAAGCCAAGCGTTATAAAAAACTTCCTTTACTGATCGCAAAGCAAAATCAGCAGCCAGCCACAGCCTGCCTGACGGCTGAGGGGGTCAGATTATTGAAACTGCGTGGTCGTTCTGTGTTGATTGCTCCTGGTCTCAACCTGCGTATAGTGCTTTTTGACACATTCCTCAAATGGGCGCACCGGCTGTGACCAAGCTGATCATTGATCCAAGTGAAATGGGTGATTACCTGAGTGAGGTCCTAGGTGACGCACCATGGACTCATTTTGAGCAGTTCATTATAGGCATAGCTGTCTTTGGAGGCATAGAATTCAAAATGAGGATTGGCCTGCATATGAAGCGGCCAACACAAGCGGTCATGGCATTAGGACAATTCGTGAAGCTAAGACGGGCAAATGAATACGGGCGTTTCAAGCTCAAGAACTTGACGCCTGAGGCACCTGACACGTGTGTCTATTTTCACGGCTGGGGGCAAGACATGGTGCCGTGTTGGTGTCCTGCCCCTGAGGTCTTTGAAAAACTGATGGGTGCCACCAAACCTGAAGTCCCACCCGGCATCAGTCGTGTCATGATGGACGAGCTGATACTGAAGCCTTGGCTTCCCAGGAGGTAACCATGACCGTTGAAGAACTTGAAGAAATGATCAATGACCTTAGATGGGAGCATTTTGAGTCTGAGATGTGGGGCCAGATTCAAATCAGCAAGATCATATTTGCCATGCGGGTAGGGCTGCATATGGACCGCCCGACGCAGGCAGTCATGGCTGAAGGTCAATTTGTCAGGATGCGATCGGCTGACTACTGGAAGGATTTCATGCTAACGAAATTGGACCCAGACCGACTATACGAGAGCCTATATTTTCTTCGGGGTGGTCAATCAGTAAATTCAGCAATGGATACTCTCTGGCGTCCCAAGGAACTGATGCCAACACAAGCGGGTATGGGTGGATTAAATCCTGGCATTTATGGAGGCGCCGCCCAAATGACAGCTGCTCAGCTGTTGCAAATTCAACAGACGCTGCAACTCCAGTCTAAGACGGTATCTGCTATGGGGCCAAAGCGGCCAGTTCAATCCAGTTCGTGGACAGGGAAAAATACGCCATGACCGTTGAAGAGCTTGAACAAATGATTGGCCACCTCAACTGGAAGGACTTTGAGAAAACCGACGCGGCTGAGATAACTCTGCTGCCACCAGCACCTGCCAATGTGCAACGTGAGCCACCGGTCCGGTTTGTGATGCGTGTTGGCCTGCACATGAATAGACCAGCCCAGGTCATCATTGCCATGGGCCACTTCGTGAGGCTGCGGGCAGCCCCTGAATACGAAGGCTACGAGCTTGCACGCCTGGACCCCGGTGACCCGGACAACAGCCTATATGATGGGCTCGTAGCCATTGCAGGTACAAACAATATCGAAAAAAAAGCTAAGTGGAGACCACCCTTAAAACTCTTTGGTAACATGAGTGAGATTGTGAATGCAACTATCCGTAATATGACCGGTCAATTGGCAGCCAATATGAAAAGAAATAATAACCTGCTTATGCGGCTGATAAAGAAATAGCATGTGGCTTATCACATCCGATTTGCACCTGACTGACCGCCCCAAGGACGCAGCACGGTTTGGACTGTTCAAGTGGCTTGCTAAGCAGCAAGACAAATACCAAGTACGAGCTACCTTCATTCTCGGCGATATAACCGACAAAAAAGACAATCATTCATCAGAGCTAGTCAACCGAATAGTGGATGAGTTAACTGGGTTGCGCCCGCCTGTCTATGTGTTGATGGGCAACCATGATTATATAAATTCAGCCAATCCATTCTTCAGATTCTTGAGTTACATTGAAGATATCCATTTTATTACCAAGCCTACCAAATTGTTGGAATTCAATGTTGCCATGATACCACACCAACCTGATCAGGACACATTTGATGCAGCTTGTGATGTAATCACCTCACAAACTCGCGTGGTGATGGTGCATCAGTCATTCACTGGTGCTCAGGCTGAAACCGGGCTCCGTTTGTCGGGCTTACAATGGCCACCGGTGGGCTTTAAGGGTAGGGGGCTGGTCACCCTAGCTGGTGACGTACACACCCCTCAGCGGCTGCCTAATGGGCTTACATACATAGGGGCACCATACCATGTCCATTTTGGAGATGATTCTGAGCCGAGGGTGCTCCTGCTTGATGGCGCCAAACAAACAGACCTGCACTACCCGTGCCCGTGCAAATGGTCGCTGACCGTACATGATGCTGATGATCTTCAGCGCAATGAAAAGCTGAAGGCTGGCGATCAGATCAAGATCAAAATTGAATTGGCCCGCGAAGAGGCGGTACAATGGAATGAATACAAGCAGCGTATATTGGCAGTAGCCAAAGAGCTGAAGCTTGAGGTATTTGGGGTTGAGGTGCAAATCAAGGAAAGCAAGCGGCGTGAGCGCCCGCGCTTAGGCCAATTAGTAAAGGTAAAGACACCAGAAGATGTGTTCAATGCCTTCTGTATGGATGAAAAAGTAGCCTCAAATATCAAGAGCGCGGGTTTTGATGTTCTCAATACTGAGCGTTGATCTAGTTAATTTTCGTTCTTATGTTGGTGAGCACTCATTTGAGTTCCCAACTGAGGATGGACTATACTGCTTGACGGGAATCAATCGACTAAACCCGCGCCTGGGTGCGAATGACGTTGGCAAATCAACTCTTTTCGAAGTCATATTTTGGTGCTTGTATGAAAGAACTACACGCGAGCTTAAAGCCGGTGATGTAGTGTCCTGGCATCAAAAGTCCTGTGAGGTGATAGCTTGTCTTGAGGTAGGTGAAAGCAAATACGCTGTCTGCCGCATGCAGTCGCCCAACCAGTTGACTATCAATGATCGCATTGTAGACCAGGACGAACTTAATAGAATTCTAAGGCTGGGGCCTGATGCCTTCACTTACGCGGTTATGATCCCGCAGTTTGGTGATTCGTTCTTTGATCTGAAGCCGGCTGACAAGCTCACCCTATTTTCGCAAATCATGGAACTGGATTTTTGGTTGGACAAGTCAAAGTCAGCCGATGAGCAGGCTACACGTCACAAGCATGAGCGTGAA